ATACTATACTACTAGTAACTTCATCAAATACACCAGTGTTTGCTATTTCAAGTTTCAACTCCCTCCATGCGTCTTCCATCATGGATACTTTACCCTGGAACGTACCTGCCATTTCAGTGGTTGCGCCTTTTGCAGAGGTAGTGCCATCTCTGAACATGGCAATTATCATTTTCTTAGTTTCACTTGCTGAATATGATACACCTTGCTGAAAACCTAAGAACGCTGATATACCACGTTCTCTAAACATATCAGCAGAAGCTATGCCTGCACCCATCGCACGTTGTAACTGCATAGCTGTCTCATCAAACGCTAAACCAGAAACAGCTGCAATATCACCAGTTATCTCTAATAGTTCGTTAAGTTCTTCAACATTCTCAGCTATGGTTAATAAAGAGGGTGAAGCACGTTCAATATCTTCCAGCGAAAAAGGTACTTTAGCTGCAAATTTGTTCATGGTCTCAAACGCTTTTGCAGCATCTTCAGTTGAACCTGTCAAGAATTTTAGCCTGACTTTAAGACTTTCAACTCCTGCAGCTGTTTTGATTATGGAAGTTAGAAGTGCACCTGCCCCTGCACCTGCAAGAGCTCCTTGCAATGAGAATATACTAGACTTAACACGTTTAGCTGCTGTACCTATACCAAGGATCGCACGTTTAGCCTTTGAAGCACCTGTTACAGCACCTCGTGGATCAACTTTAATTCCTAGTGTAGCTATGTTGTCAGTTGCCATTCTCTTCTTCCTTTATTGTAAAATAAGCTAACCACCCATTCCACTCTTCTACGCTTAAATCACCCACTTCTACTACTGTTTTATGAAGTCGATCCGCAAGCCTATACATAGTCATAAGCTCGGGATCGTCTCTTAGTTTCCCAGTTGTTCCTCTACACTAGGAGCGTTAGAGATTTCATTAACAATTCGAGTGATAACTGTAGGGTCTACTTTGTGCATCAGTTTAGGCTTATCTGATAGATCAAACAAAGCCTCACCATTTTTGTCAAGTGCCTTCAACATAAGTGTACGTGCCAAAAACTCTATATCATCCTCTCTGGCAAATTTAAGCAGTTTCTTCTTTTCAGCTAGAGTGAAAGGGGTACAGTATATAGTTGTATCCCATTCTTCCACCTCTATTTGTCTAACTCCAAAGGTTTCAAAGTGTTCTACCGCTTTATCAAGTACGCTCATTATGCTACCGTACCCCAAGTTACAGCACCGTTAAACTCAAAGCTGAAAGTTGTCTCAACCATACCTTCGCTTGTGCCTGACTTGCCTGTTTCTGTGACAATCGCAGAACCTGTGGCATAAGTATCGCCTGAAGTTGCACCCTCTGGATAAAGATTTAATGTAACCTCTGCTCCAACTGTCATAGCACCTTGACCGCTTGTGTCTGTCTCATCCCAATACGCTGTTAGTGAGCCATTTGCGCTGGTTAAACCTGCTTTCTTAGTTCTTGCAGTATCGCCCATTGTTGTATCATCAATAGTCTCTGCTGATTCTGCGATATTCCAGTCTCGAATTTCTGCTACTGTATTTGATCCAACTTTTACAACACCCTCACTTCCTGCATGGTTAGCCATTTTCATTCACCTCATCTATATTTAATTTAACATTCTTTGCAGGAGACTCCGTCCAACCTGCGCTCTTCATATACTCCACTTGCGTTGGGTGTGCCTTCACAGGATCACCCCCTCTAGGTGGAAACAATTCTACACTTTTCATAATTCGTCTCTCCAGAAAGGTATATTTATGTTCAACTGCAACCATTCATCTTCTAGGGATTGTGTAAAAATGCTTGCTGTCCTACATATTATACCATTAAAATTACTGTTGTCAAAAATTCCTGCAAGGGTATCCGCATAATTTCTAGCAGTGTTTGTACCACTATTTCTAGGTACAAACAATTGGACACTTATAACTCCTGTATGGCGTTTACCATTATTCACAGTGCGATAACGAGATTCACCATTTAAGATGCTCAACCGCACCCACGCTGTATCATTTGGTGGGTCAAAGTCTACATTTTCGTACGCTATGGCAGTAGTTGACCAATTATCGTTCAACCGTCCCTCAATACTCGCTCTTTCAGCCTCGTATGACATCTTTCATGAACCCCTCGACTTCTGCCAATGTCACAGCTACCATACCGTTAGCTGCTTGTGTGCTGCTACCGTTTTCAAGTACTTCAATGTACGGTAAACTGTTAGTTATAAATAATATGTCTTTGCCTTGCCCTTTACGCAACGTGACTTTTTTAGCTTTTGGAGAGGTAGGAGGGGTACTTAACCCTATATGGCTTCCAGTGCTTTTACCAAAGCTTTTATCTTCTCCTAAGTCTGGTGAACCTACACCCATGTTCCAATTGCCTCTAGCTCTGCCTGTATCTACAGGAGTCCGTTTAGTTACACGGTCATACACTTCGAGAGCTGCACGCCTAACAACTGTATCAAGTTCCTGTCCTGTAACATCTGCGAACTTTTGCAAATCTACATTGAAACGTTCAGTTGTCATCCAAGCTTACCTATTATAAGTCTGTAGGTTGCCCCTGCAGGATCACTGATTATCTGTGTGACCTTATATTTAGTCAAGCCTCTTGTGACTAAGTCGTTAGTGTCTGGAGTGACTGCAAGATCATTACTGGCAAATGTGACCGATAAATTGCCAGAGTGTTCAGGTCTAACTTCGCCACGATTAGAACCCTGTGAAGCTGAACCAAAATTTGCTACAATGGCGTTTAGTGTATAATCAGTATCAGTGTGTGAAACTGCTCCAGTGCTAGTATTATAACTGCCTGTGGAGCGACTAGTGTAAGTTATAGTCTCTGCTATATCTCCAGTTGCCTTGATTGCGGTTTGTGCAGCTTTCTTGATTGCAGTTTGTAAACCCATTATGACCTCACAACCTCTACAATGCCAAACTTAGCACGACCGTGGATAGTACCCCAACCTCTTAACATCTCTTGCACTATACTAGGTAGTACGTCTGCAGTATCAGTTTTGTCAAAAGTCAATGCAACTGAACCCACTTTCAAATCTGTTATGCCTTTACCGTCTGCGTTAGCTCCTAAGTCGCCATCTTTCTTGATGTGTCTTGCAAGTTCTGCAGTAGCGTTCTTTATAGCGGTTGGGATAGTGGTTGCATCAATACTTTCATTGTCAAGGTTCACCCAACTTGAACGGGGTATGCGTAGTGCTTGTGTAGTGGTTTCTTTAGTGCCATTCCAAGACACTCGCTCATCAAGCCATCTGGTTGCTACTTTGATACAGTTTTCTTTTTCTGTGTCAGTGCCTGTCCAGTCTGCTGTTGCTGGGTGCATAACATTATAGGTGTCAGCTTCTGCAACTGTGCAGTAAGCCTCTGCGCTAGAACTACCTGCTGTGGCATTTAATGACATAGTCTACGCCTCGTTCCAACCACCTTTCTTGAAATTCACCATTTCATCAGGGTGGACTTCTGCGGTTTTATCACCTTTAACCATCTCAACTAACTCAACCCGTTTGGCGTTAGGTGTCTTTTTTACAACTTTTTCTGTTGCTACATCTTGCTTTTTTCTTATTGGCATGATATCCCTCCGCCTAAATATAAAAATTGTAAAGAGAGCAGGGGATTGAACCCTACTCTCAATCGTTTGGTGCTTAACCCATTACTAATGTAATGTTGTCAGGCTTCCAAGCTTTAACACCCCAAGTGGATGCAACTTCTATCATCTGCTTACGGTATCCTCTGTAAACACGAATCTCAAAGATCAATCCAGAATGTGGGTCTTGTACGAGCATAGCATCAACTGCCTCATCTCCACCTTCGGGTACTGCAGGAGCACGGATAGCGAGCTCAAGAGCAGATTGATGGAAAAGTACATTGCCAGTGAAGTTGTTGCCAATAGTAATGGCATCGTCATCCGCTGCTGCAATTTGCAAACCAGGAGAGCCAATGATTACATCACCTCCACTAAGCGCAGTGTTAACTACATAAGCATTGGTGCTATCTGAAGCGTGAGTGATAACATCACCTGCAATCATAGTACCTGAACCAGTATCTAGCGTTAAGGTAGTCTGACCAATAGCCTCACCAGAACCATTGTTGATTAGATAACCCGTACCCGTTCCTTTAGTGTGAGCTTGAACCTGTGCAGACTCTTTAAGCATAACTCCTTGAAGGTCAAGTAAAGTGCCTTGACGCAACATAGTAGTACTGCCTGCTTCGTTAGCTTTCTGCAATTGTGCAAGATTACGCAGGTTAGTGCCTGCAAGAGTGTTCAATACGAGAGAAGTACGCCCATCAGTGACAGGTGCGCCATTATCAACTAAGATCTGACGTGCCTGTGCAACAAGATCAAAGTTTGAACTGAATGGAGTAGTTCCTGCTGTACCAACTGCACGTGAAGCCCCTTGATACGCAGCAGTAGCCAAATCAGTTTCGATAAGGTTAGATAGTGTGCGCATAGCTTGTGCAATCTGATCTCCATAAACAGTCTCATATCCAGAACCGTTATTTAGGTGCTTGATATCTTCGCCTGTCATTGGAATCTGAACACCTTTTGCTGTGTCAATGGTCAGAGTCTTATTATCTACAGTCTGGTCATCTCCTTCTGGGGTGGTCATAGATGGTGTAATGTTGTTAGCAGTAGCTTCACGTGTGAAGTGTGAGCGAACAGTACCATTAAGCGCAACACGCTCAACACCATCAGAGTTAATAGTAGAAGCAGGGATGAAGCCAACAACTTCACGCCCTACAGTGTCAGCAGCCTTGTAAATATCAGCTGCTAGGTTTGTCAATACATTTGCCATTATAAAAATCCTCTAAGACAATTTAAAATTCAGTTTAAGGAAAACCCTTAAACAACTAATATCAGCTACACCGCAACTAGATAAATATGTGACTCCGTCACAAGTAGACTATATTTGTGTCTGCTATGGGGTAAATTATACTTCATAAAAAACCCTTTGTCAACTCTAATCTGTGACTTTACCTCCATCTTTAGCAAAAGCTGATCTAGACTGTTGATCCATAGAATCAAATTGCGACCTAGTTACAATCTTGCCCTCTGCTGTGCCTCCTTTGTTGTGTGTTGATCCCCCACCTTTAGAATCATTAAATAAGTGAGGTGCAGAGTCTGATAAACCTTTAACCCATCCTTCTACGCTTAGAGGGTCAGTAGTGCCAGAAGCGTATATAACATTCTCACCCTCAAATGGTGTAGCCTTGCCATCTTTCAATTTGAATACACTCTTTGCACGCAACAACAAGTCATCTACTGCAGTAGCCGCTACACCATTTTTTGCTGCAATATCACGCACAACACTATCAATAGTCAACCCTTCCAGTTGCCGTGTAAGAGTGCTATTACCCTCTTTTAACGTCTTCATCTCTGTATTATAATGGTCATGTACCGCTTTGGTCTTCATATCCACAAGCTCATCAATCTTACCTGCTTTAATAAGTGATGCAAACTCTCCATCTTGTTGGCGTTTGAGGAGTTCGTTGTACTTATCCATGTCAATAGTACTATACTTGCCTTCAAGCGTTTCCATGTCTTGCAACAATTTGGTATTGTTGTCTCTGAACTCATCAAGTTTCTTTTTATCAACCATGCCTTGCACTGCCAGCGTGTACTTGCCGTCTTTTTCTGTGTAGAACTCTTGTAGTGCCTCTGGCACGTCTTCTATTTTATCAACTGTTGCTTTTAAATGCATAATGATCTCCGATCAAGTTATCGCTACTCTGTAGCGGTTAAGTAAATTTGTCTTGCAACTGCTCTAATGAGAGTGGGTTGCCCGACTGGTCTAATAGGTCTGTAAAACCCACTTTACCTTTTTTCCATAACTTCCACTTACCTACACCAAGTGCTTCCTTTTGAAATGATTCTGGTTTACTCCGCAACCAATCTTCATAATTCAAACCTTTGCTAACTTGCCCATCCATGCTTGCCCTTGTACCTTGTGGCAACTTAGATAAGTGTTTTTTATCCACTCCTAACTCTCCCCAACCTTTGAGAACAGATATTTGTGAACTCCTGCAATTCCAATGAGCTGTCGCCCCTGGAAAATCTATGTCATGTCCTATTGGTCTGCGGTTGTTATCCCACATCAATCCATCTAATGCTTGACATGTGGTGCTAGTTCTAGAATCAAGAGTAGAAACCCATTCAACCCCTTTGACAAGGTCATTATTAGCTTCGTACGTTCTCATTCTAGCTTCATTAGCTACAACTTGAACACTAGTTCTGACTAAAGCCTCCGCTTGCCTTCTGGTGGCTTCCATGATACCATCTTTGAATTTGTTTGCTCTTGTGCCTCTGACCCTTTGCACTATTTGGTCAGTGGTTTTACCTTGTAATAACCCTTGTCTGATAGTGTTTTTGAATTTCAGTTCTAAATTACCTGCTTGTCTGCCCCACCATTCTTTGGAAGGTGCGCCTTCAATGAGGGTATCGGTCGCAATAGCTGCCAACATTTCTACGCTCATTCCTGTGGATAGTGTCTGCACTTTAAGTGCTGTGTTGATACTTGACACCGCTTGCGCTTCTGCAACTTTAGCAAGCCCTGCAAGTTGTTTATCTTCAAGCTTGTCTATCTTGTAGTACGCACTACGAATTGTGGTTTTAGTCTGCTTTAACATCTTCTCCAATCTACGCATTTGGAAAGGTGTGCGTTTGATGAGGTGGAGTTTTTGCTTTTCTAGTTCTTCAACTAAATTTTTCTGCAGAGTCTTCAGTTCTTTTAAAACGTCTTTACGCAGACTAGCATCTAGCCGCAACAGGTCAACTGAATGTCCTGTTATCTGGTCTAGTATCTTATCGCTTATATTTGCCATTATTAGTCTTCATCAAATCCGCCAACTGTTTGTACTTCAACACGACTGCGCTCATCTTCTATGGATATGTTTGGTGGTAGCATCTCGCCTCGTTGTAAGTTCCATAAGAATGTTTCATGGCTCACGCCACCTGACTGCCATGTTTGCATAAGTGCAGTAACCTCTTGTGGAGTAAGTTTAACATCAACAAAGTCAGTATTCAACTCCACAGTAATATCATCTGTTACGCCCATCCACTCTGCCATCTGTGTAAGCATTTGTTGCACAGCTTGTTCTACACTCTTCACTGTTGAGGCAAGCGTGGAAGATTCTGCATTCTGGCGTAGCCGTACAGCTTCTGCAGCTTCAATACCTTTCTTCTGCCCTTCAAGCAATTGTGCGCCTAATGCTGCCATCATGGAACGTTTTTCTTCCATTGCAACTTCTAACGCTCTCAATCCTTGCCCTGTGAACTCTAGATATCCTGCCTTACTCTGTGTATCTGGCAAGATCCATGCTGTTCCTGAACCAATGACTAATTCAGAGTCTGTATCCACTCCTGTAACGTATGGTGTAGGTAGAGCTGTGAAGTGTCTACCATGCTCTAAGTCTGCACTCGTGCGGTAGTGGCTCAAACTCATATCTGCTAGTGCTAAGAGTGGAGGTGTCATTGGAGTGAGGTTAGCACCATCTTGGCTGACTGCTATAAATGGTATATTAGAGAGTTCAACCCCTTTGTTGACTGGAGTAATATCTGCAACTACTTCCCAATCTTTTTTACCCTTTCTCCATATGCGTACAATAAAACGCCCTTCTTCCATCACTAGTTCTCTGTATTGAGTTTTGAACTCTGATTTATAATGGTCT